AAAGAAAATAAAGTACACTGGTGGCCGATAGCTATACCTTTTGTATTTCTTGCATGGGTGTCTTATGAAGTAGGAGCTACTGAAATAGTACACAAATTCGGAAACCCAAGTTTTAGTGGGATTAATCAATCAGCACACTATTTAACTATTGACGAACAAGAAAGAACAAGAAAAGCAGAACTGGCACAGAAAGCTCAAGACGCGTTAGACGAAGCTCAAAGAGAAGCTGATAACACAACTCTTGCTAAGTTCTTAAGAAACTTAGAATCAAGAATTTACTCTACACTGGCAAAAGACATTTCGGAGTCCTTATTTAATTATGATACTCCAGGCACCATAGACAATCCTATATTTGGAGAAATCTGGTTAGAAGGAAATAGAATCATCTGGATGAACGATGGAGTCAATATTACATTGACCGTTGAAGAATGGATGGATGGAGTTCTAGTTTCTACTACTACGATTACAATACCAGTAGGGCAGTTTGGTGGATGTTTCTCAGATTGTGCAAGCGGTTAAGTTACTAACAATACTACTCGTTGTACAAGGCTGTGCAGTAATTGGCATGCCTCAATCAAATATGGACTGTAACGATGGCTTCTTAGCCTGTATCGAAGGTCCTGTAATCCAACCTAGCTCTACAGAGCAGTTGGTAAATTTACCATACCCAAATCAAAAAACTATAGTAGCTGTATACCAGTTCTCTGACCTTACTGGTCAAAGAAAAGGTGGAGACAACATAGCTAGTTTTAGTACTGCCGTAACCCAAGGCCCTCACCATATACTTATAGAAGCATTAAGAGATGCAGGTAGAGGAAACTGGTTTGTTGTTGTAGAAAGAACAGGTTTAGACGGTCTTACGAAAGAAAGACAGTTAGTGAGAACTACTTTTGAGAACTACGGTGGTGGCGGTGATGCAAAAACAATTTTAAAACCCCTGCTATATGCAGGAATGATTATTGAAGGTGGCATAATTAGTTATGACACTAATATAAGAACTGGTGGTAACGGTGCTCGATACTTAGGTATCGGTATGAAAAATCAATATCGTGAAGATATCGTTACTGTAACATTAAGAGCCGTATTGGTTCAAACAGGTGAAGTCTTGTTAAATGTTACAACCACAAAAACCATATTATCCACAGCAGGTGGAGGCGACATATTCAGGTTCATAGAACTTGGTACAGAGCTCGTCGAAGTTGAAAGTGGTTATACGGAAAACGAAGCGGTTGGACACGCTGTAAGAGCTGCAATAGAAGGTGCAGTCTACGGTTTAGTTGTTCAAGGCCTCGAAAAAGAGGTTTGGGACTTTAATTACTCAAGCCTGGGAGAAAAATAAGAATGAAAAAGATACTAGGACTATTCGCGATATGTCTTTCTTTTACAGCGTTCGCTGGGAACAATGATATTTATATTACCCAGACTGGTACAGGATTAACATTGACTATTGACCAAATAGGTGCTACTAACACAGTTGGTACATCTGGTGCAAGAGCAACTTTATCCGGTACATCTATGACAGTAGATATAGATCAGATTGGAGATTCAAACTCCTTTCTAGCATCTATCCTACAAGGCAACTCATCCAGCTGGACTTATAAAGTTACTGGCGATTCCAACAATGCTACTTTAGCTGTTGGAGCTACTGGTGATGTTGCAAGTTCTGACTTTGATTATATCACAGTTGGAGATAGCAACACATTAGTATGGACACAAGGAGCAGCTTCGACTGCTACTGGTGCAGATAATGATTTTTCAATAACTGGTACATCTAATAGTGTTACCGGTGTTTGTGAAGTTATAGGTTGTATTAATAATTGGGATATAGATGGTAATAGTAATACTATAACTACTCTACAAACAGGTTCAGCTGACCATGCTATTACGGTAGCATTAACTGGTAGCTCGAATACTGTAACCATAGATCAAACAGATACTACAAGTACGAATGTTGCAAACATTATATCTACCACTTCTAGTGGTACTATTGATGTAGACCAATGCGCATCTGGCTGTTAATACTATTTAGTATTTCAGTCGGTTCAACAGAGATAGGAGAGATATCTGAATTACGGGGTACCGGCGAGATAACTAGAAAAGACTCTAGTGATTCTTTGACTGCAGAACTACAATCAGATATCTTTTCTTTCGACGATATCAGAACAGGAAATGGCAGACTAGCCATCGAATTCTTAGACTCCTCAGTCGTAAGATTAACAGAACATTCAAAAATAATCGTAGATGAATACATTTACGACCCAGACCCAAGCAAGTCAAAAATGGCACTTAACATGGCATCTGGAACAGCTAGGTTTATCTCAGGAAAGTTCGGAAAAATGGACAAAGAGAATATAACCATTAATACGCCCACAGCCCAAATAGGTATTCGTGGCACAGATTTCACAACAACAGTAGACGAGTTAGGAAGAAGCCTCGTTATACTACTTCCCGATGAATTCGGAAACTCATCAGGAGAAATAACAGTAACAACAGCAGCCGGAGTAGAAGTTCTCAATGAAGCTTTTCAAGCTACTATGGTGTCAACATATGAACAAAGACCGACACCGCGAGTAAAACTACAAGGCCTCACTCTTGGAATGATTGATAATATGCTTATAGTAAATAAGCCCCAAGAAGTCGTACAGGCTGTAGAAGAACAAGAAGCAGGAGTTTCACCTACTGCGGAATTAGACAAAGACTTCTTTGAAGATGCACCAGATTTAGACTGTGATGCTCTTGAAGAAGAATGTGACGAAGAAGATGAAGAAGTTACAAGACTAGACATAGACCTATTAGGTGTAGAGTTCTTACTAGACTTACTATCTTTAGTAGAAACAACAAATAAAAAGAAAGGACAAACTTCCGAGTTAAACGGAGTAGAGTTAGAGGGAATTATTGGAGGTTTCGATCCAGTATACCAAACTTACACATTCGTAGAGGATGGGTTAATTTACTTTGTTCACGAAGGACAGAACAACTATGAGATAGGTATTGATATCAACGCAGGTACCTATTTATATATTGACAATGCGGGAGTAATCATGGAGGTAAGTATCAATGGTGCGGGCGATAACGTTATTATTATTAATCAGTCCCCTTAGCTTTGCTGGGGATAATACTGTATCTATAAATACAAAAGGTACGAATAATCAAATTACTACTAAACAAGTAGGAAATGGTAATACTACTACTATTCTATGTGGCTCAGCCACTAATGGAACAGGCTACTCTGCTCATACCTGTACAAACTCTGTATGGAACAGTACTGTAACAGGAAACTCAAATGTGAGTAAACTCATGACAGTATGGTCAAACAATATTGGTAACAGATATACAATTACGATTGATGGAAATGATAACTACGCATATATTGATGAAGATGAGGACGATAATGTTTCTACTATAACACAGACTGGAAATAGCAATCATGCTGAACAGCTTGGAAGTGGAAACGATAATACTTTTGCGATTACACAAACTGGAAATAATATGTGGGCAAAGATTTTTGACTTTGGAGATGATGGTAACAAGACTATTACTCAATATGGTACTGGAAATCACAACGCCTATATATACGGAAATGGAATTGCACATAGAAACGATGCTGATATAATTCAGTACGGTTCTGGAAACAAAGATGCAGACGTTCTATTTTACTCTAGCGATAATGATGTAAACCTGACTCAGTATGGGACAGGAGTTCATGCAGCAAACATGAGATTCAACACTAACGACTATACAGTAAATGTTACTCAAAGTGGAGCAACCAACCAATCATATACTGCTGTATTTAACTGTACTGCAGATTGCACTAAAACTATAACCATAACACAACAATGAAAGAAGAAAAAATCCTACAGGTCGTAAACCTAGCACCTAGTGAAGACTGGGTAGAAAAAATAGTAGACGTACATCCCATGAAACAAATCGTTTGGATGTCAATAGTCCAAGTATGCGTATTTGGATTTATGATATTATCGTTTACAGTTATTAACTTATATGTATCATGAATAAACTTATTAATTTAGGACTTATGTCCCTTTTCTTAGGAATCCTAATTTGGAATCCTACCCCTTTACAAATACTAGAACTAAAAGTATTTGACTATCTCATAATGTCTGACGAACCAGTACAAAATGAGAATATTCTTATAATAGACCTTGATGAAGAAATCGTAGAAGCATACGGAGGTTATCCATTACCGAGAGACTTATACGCATCTATTATAGAAAGAACAAGTGCTGTGCCTGGTATCACAGTGTTGATGCCAGACCCAGACTTGAGAAACAAATCAAATGATATAAGACTAGCAACTGCTATGAGCCGAGTACCGACTGTTTTGGCTTCAGCAGTTTCTCTACAATCAGAGAAAAGCGGTCCTCATGTAGGCACTGCACAGTTAGGAGAGGATCCTACACCATGGTTGTTTAAATATCCTGGCATAATACGTACTGAGAAGAATTTATCACTAACTCGTTCCGGCGCAGGTATCGTTACAGCAACCCCTGAGCTCGATGGAGTCACAAGAAGAGTGCCTCTTGTTGTAAATGTACAAGATAAGTTATACCCATCCTTCGCTTTAGAACTTTTACGCGTGGGAGTTGGAGATCCGTCGTATCAATTACGTACTGGCCTCTCAGGAATCGAGTCAGTAAGAATACCAAACTACCCAACCATAACAACTGATTCTTATTCACGCATATTCCTTGACTGGAATACCAATTTTACCAGACAATCCGCTTCAGAGTTTATGGAAGCGCCTATAAATGCTCCTTTTATTATAATCGGAGTTACGGCAGAAGGAATTGTCAACCCAGTAGCGACTCCAGCAGGACCAAAGTTCCCACATGAGTTGCAAGCTAACCTATTACACAACCTTATTGAAGGTACATCACCATCCATCCCGACATGGAATGTCACAGTAGAGCTTCTTTCTGCTCTATTAGCTCTACTGCTGATTTTACTAGCGTCTAGAAGTATTTATTTTTCACTGCCTATGATAATTATCGTAATCGGTGGCTGTATTTACGGAGTCCTGGAAGCTTATAAATCTTCTTACTTGATTGACCTTAGCGGTGTCGTAATCATCTCCATTTTGTTTTGGAGTATTGTAACATTCAAGAGTTTTATTACAGAGTATCTCGCAAAACTTCGAATCAAACAACAATTTGGGACATATGTTAGCCCCGATCTTGTGAAAAAATTACAGGAGGACCCAACATTACTGAGATTGGGTGGGTTCACAGAACGACTCACTTTTCTTTTTTCGGATATTCGAGGATTTACTCCCATCTCTGAAAAATACCAGAAAGATCCACAAGGTCTTACGAGTCTCATTAACCGTTTTCTTGACAATCAGACTGAGATAATACTTAAACACGGTGGTACAATAGATAAATATATGGGAGACTGCATCATGGCATTTTGGGGTGCTCCTCTTCCCGACGAAAAACATGTAGAGAATGCTACAGCAGCGGCTATTGAAATGAGAATAGCCTTAGGAGAATTGAATGAAAAACTCAGAGAAGAAGGCCTGGATGAGATTAACACAGGAGCGGGAATTAACACAGGACTCTGTGTCGTTGGCAACTTTGGTAGTACTACACGGTTTGATTATAGTGTCCTTGGTGACTCTGTTAATTTGGCTGCAAGGCTAGAATCCAGTTGTAAAGAATACGACGCAGATTTAATTATATCAGAGCACAGTTTAGTAGATGGCTACGATTATGAATTTCTAGACGAGGTGACTGTCAAAGGCAAGTCGGAACCAGTTAAAATCTATACCATACGAAAATAGTACTTGACAGGCAGCTGATAATTTGATATAATTTTCACTATAGATGTGGAAATATCCACAAAGAATTAAAGGGGAAAAGCATGGACGTTGATCAAGTAGCAAACGCGTTAGATAAGCATGAAGCTGTCTGTGCTGAACGCTGGAAAACAATTTTTAACAAGATAGAAGATATCGAAGGAGAGTCTGATACTAGATTTAATAGAATCGATCAAAAGACCACAAGAATAGAGTCTATCTTAATAGGTTTTACAGGCTTTATGCTTGTAACCTTATCAGGAGTAGTAGTTACAATGATAACTATGCACTAGGAGAAACAATGGACACAGAATATATGAAAAAAGATTTAACTAAATCACCAAAGAAAAAGAGTGAAGATGTACTACCGGAAGGATGGCAGATAAACTTAATCAGAGGGGTTTGGAAAGTTAGAGATGCACACGGTGTATTAACAATTTATACAACAGAAAAAGAAGCATGGGAATACATTAATGGCGAAAGATAAAACAAGCGTTATGGAAGAAGCACTAGCTAAAGCAGTAGCAGATTTCGAAGACACTACAGGCGAAGTTCAACATACAGAAAACGTAGCCGTATCAGCTAGAATCAAAAGATTACTAGCCCGCAAGAAAACCTTGCAACGACAATCAAGGAATCATTTACCTAATTCTTTGAAGTGAACAACAAACTGCACCATGCAGACAGATTAAAAATCTGTAAGAAGTGTCCAGAGTTTGATAAACGATGGAGAAGCTGCAAAGTGTGTAAATGTTTCATGCCCCTGAAGACCAGAATTAAACGGGCAGAGTGTCCAGTCGGTAAATGGACATAAACTGGAGGTGATTCTCAAAGTTTTTGAAGAGCGGTGACCTAATACTAAGCGTAAATGCATGAATACATTTCATGACACGGAAATAACTCATAGGTCCCGACTCTTCCCCTTTTGGGTATTATTATGGAAAAATTACAAATTATTATGGGATGGCATAAAGATTGGCTAGAGACTTGGCAAGAACGTTTAGGACTTGACGACTACACAATGTTATGGATATCCTTCGGAGAAGGAGTACTAATTACTTCAATACTTATATGGCTGATATGATAAAAAAATTATGGAATATACTAACTGGCAAAGACCTAAATGGGGACGGCAAAGTTGATATAAAAGATGATTTAATAAGAGCAGAGAAAAAAGCTCAAAGATATCAATATAAACCTAGTAACAATAACAATGAATAGAACACTCGCAGAAGCAAAAGCTCACTACAAAGGCTCTTTAGGTCATGGGGTGAAAATGGTCACAGAAAAGACACTAAAACAGAGATTTCCTGATCTATCAGGAACCGGTATCTCTAGCTTTATAATGTACTGCAATGAATCCACAATAACAGTAGACGCCAGCAATGAATCGTTCGCCTGGATCGGCGAAGGTACATATGCAGGAATCAATGGCAACGCTACATATGGGGAAAACTCATATGTAAATACCGTAGTCACTAAAAATTTAACAGAAACAAGAAAATTTAATAATACTAGTGGAGCCTTCGGTGGCTTATATCTCGTTACTAAAGATACCAATATGTTATATAGAATGGTATCAGATGGAACAACCGTAACCGCAGTCAGAATTATGGGATTTGCTCCGCGTAGCAATAAATTACCATGGTTCAATGGGAGCCAACTCACAGGCACAGAATTAGTCTGGGTTTAGGCCAAGTGTCCGTAAGGACAGATAGAGGGGAGAGATATGATAGATCTTCTAGTATGGATTACTAAACTAGTTTCAGTAATTCCAACAATCGTATTAGGTGCATCACTTATTGCAGCTTTAACGCCTACACCAGTAGACGACGGTTGGTTAAAAAAGATTTACAAAGTTATCGATTGGTGTGCGTTAAACGTAGGCCGAGCGAAGGACAAGTAAGCTATTACAATGAGCCCCGTAGAGGGGCTTGTTCTTACCTTTAAGGAGGTACCATGGATCTATATGACAAATTCGAACTACCTAGTCAAATGCAGAAGATTGAGAAATCTGTAGCAATTTTGATTATACAACATCGAAAAAGATTACAGAAATTACACAAGCTGAAAGATTACACAACAATGAAAAAATGTAACTTTCGAGAAAAACAATTAGATAAATTGTTAAACAGAGGATAAAATCATGAAAATGAGACTATTAGGAGCAGAAGCAGCTTGCGGTACTACCGTAGGGGCAGCCTCCACATTTTTAGATTCTGACTACGTTAGAATCTTTAACAATACCGCTACAGTCCAAGTCGTGACAGTAGCAAATGCCGCAGATGTAACTTTAGGAAGTATTAAAGTATCTGCATACGGAACAGAGTTGCTAAAGAAAGCACCTACAGACCAAATATTTGCAGCAGCAGCTACCGTATTCGGTACGCCAGTTCACGTAAATTAATGGCAACCAGGGACCCCAGGTTAAAAAGGGCTGGAGTTAGTGGTTTTAACAAACCTAAAAGAACACCTGGGCACAAAACCAAATCACACATTGTGGTCGCTAAAAGCGGTAGTCAAATAAAAACTATTCGCTTTGGTCAGAAAGGAGCTAGTACTGCTGGTGCGCCTAAAGCAGGTGAGTCAGACAGAATGAAAGCAAAAAGAAGAAGTTTTAAAGCAAGACACGCCAAGAACATTGCGCGTGGTAAAATGTCCGCCGCCTATTGGGCCGACAAGGTTAAATGGTAAGGAGACAAACTATGAAAAACGGATACGGAAAAAAGAAACCAGCAAAGAAAAAGCCTATGAAGAAACCTGTAAAGAAAAAATCAGGTGGCAAATTAACAGCAGCACAGAAGAAGTTACCTAAAGCACTTCAAATGGCTATAGCTAAGAAGAAGTAATGCCTAGAAAAGCTACGACTAAAAAGAAAAAGTCAACAGTAAATTCAGCAGGTAACTACACTAAACCCACTATGCGCAAAAACCTTTTCAGTAGGATAAAGTCTGGTGGTAAAGGTGGAGCACCAGGACAGTGGTCTGCAAGGAAAGCCCAAATGTTAGCAGTAGCGTACAAGAAGGCGGGAGGAGGTTATAGAAAATGATCAAAGCAAAGTTATTAGAAAATGGAAGAGTTATACTAGAAAAGGGAGGGCATACAGATGCCGCATCCGCCATTAATAGCTGTAAGACTATTATGTCACATTGTCAAATGATACTTAATACTATTGATGAAAATAAGGATGGTCTACCTACATGGTGGACTAACAAATTAGCAGTATCAGAACATGAAGTAGTGCAAGCTGCTAACTCTTTAGTTAACGGACTGGAAGAATAATGAGAATAAGTAATCAAGTATTTGGAGAACAAGTAACTGACGTAGTACTTGGACAAAAGAAAAAAAATCTGAATATAAAAACTAAAGATAATATTTTATCAAAACAAGAATGTCAGAAGATAATAAATAGTTTTCATACTTGGGAAAGAGATAAAATAATTAATGACATCTCTATACCAGAAAAAACTTTTAGCAAAGAACAGCTAGATGCTAATACTAAAATTGACCCAGAAGGTTATAAAGTAAGACAAGTATCTCAATCAGGTACTGATTACATTACAGAATGGGATGGACTTCCTGTTTATAGATGTAAAGTTATGAAGTATGAAGAAGGAGACTTTGTTGAAGAACACAGAGATAGTCAATGGATGTGTCAAAGTAATTACTGGAAACCAAATACTAATAAAGTTGCAAAAGATCTAATGATAATACCACTAAACGATGATTATGAAGGTGGAGAGTTTACTATAAACGGTAGAGAGATACAACAAAAAGTAGGATCGGTTATTCAAATGCCACAATCTGGTGTTGCTGGAGCTAGACCTCGCCCAAAGCATGGAGTGAAAAAAGTAACAAAAGGTACTAGATATTCTATGGTATTTTGGAACTTTGAATAATGGCTCTAAAGAAATCTCAAAAGTCTTTAAAAAAGTGGACTAAACAGAAATGGAGAACCGCTAGTGGCAAGAAGTCATCTAAGACTGGAGAAGTCTATGCACCTGCTAAGACTATAGCTAACTTAAAATCTAGCGCAGCAGGTAAAAAGAAACTAGCAGCCGCCAATCGAAAGAAAAGAGCAGCTAGTAAGAAAGGAAAACAACACGCCTCTCACGGGCTACACAAAGGAAAGAAAAGATGACATCAGTAAGTGGACAGAAATTATGGTTAGATGAAACAGTACTACATGGTACTAAATTTATGAAACAACTAATGAATACTGAAAAGAAAAGAAAATTGAGTCCAGCAGAAGAAAATCTTAAGAATCTTTCCGCCGCTTATGTATACTTATATAACAAAGCTCTCGTTCTAGGAATACTAGAAGAAGATGAAGAAAACCTATTTGAAGACGAGATATTGCATTGATACAAGTAAGTAGAAAAGACATCTTATCAGATAGTCTGATGGAGTTTAAGGATAATAACAGATTCATTAAACTACCAATAGATGGCTATATGGATCTATTAGGAATAACTCCTAATACCTCTCAACACGCGATTATAAACGCAATCAACAACCCAAAATATCGTTTCGTTACTGCAGCCGTTTCTAGGAGGCAGGGCAAAACTTATATTGCAAATATTATAGGACAATTAATTACTTTAGTTCCAGGAGCTAATGTACTACTCATGTCCCCCAATTACTCCCTATCACAAATATCATTTGAACTTCAAAGAAGTTTAATAAAACATTTTGACTTAGAAGTTACAAGAGACAACGCAAAAGATAAAGTTATAGAACTTACCAACGGTTCTACAATCCGTATGGGTTCTGTAAACCAGGTTGACTCCGTAGTCGGTAGAAGTTACGATTTAATTATCTTTGATGAGGCTGCACTTGTAGATGGTAGAGATGCCTTCAACGTAGCACTAAGACCTACACTAGATAAAGAAAACTCTAAAGCAATATTTATATCTACTCCAAGGGGTAGGAATAATTGGTTTGCAGAGTTTTGGCACAGAGGATTCTCAGATGAGTTTCCAGAATGGTGTTCTGTAAAAGCTACTTATCATGAGAACCCAAGGATTTCAGATACTGATATTGCAGAAGCTAAAAAGACAATGTCTGAGTCAGAGTTTAATCAGGAATACATGGCAGACTTTAATGTCTTTGAAGGCCAGGTATGGGCATTTGACCACGAGAAATGTGTTGCAGACTTATCAGAAATAGATTTAAATGGAATGGATGTATTCGCAGGAATGGACGTAGGTTACAGAGATCCTACAGCTTTCTGTGTTATGGCATACGATTGGGATGCAGATAGATATTATCTATTAGATGAGTACTTTGATTCAGAGAGAACTACTGAACAACACGCTATAGAAATAGGCAAGCTCGTTGAGAAGTGGAATATAGATTATATTTATATTGACTCAGCAGCTCAGCAAACAAGATTTGACTTTGCACAAAATTACGACATTACTACTATTAATGCTAAGAAATCTGTACTTGACGGTATTGGACATGTAGGCGGGATTATTGATAATGATAAACTAACAGTACACCAGAGATGCGAAGAGTCTTTAATAAGTTTAGACCAGTATCAGTGGGATCCAAATCCTAATTTATTAAGAGAAAAACCTAAACATAATTACGCATGTCACATGGCAGACGCCTTGCGCTACGCTCTATATTCGTTCGAGACAAGTGTTACATCATTCTAATATACCCCATCAAAAAATAGTTCTTGACATATGCTCGAATATTTGGTACAATTCTAATATAGAAGTAGGATTATGACTTTAAAAAGAGATTTAGTAAAGTATGTACGGGACAAAGCCAAGTCTAAATATAATAAAGGAACGGAATGTTATATTTGCGGCAGTCAGGACAACTTAGACTTTCATCACTTTTATGGTCTAACCGAGTTATTAGAAGTATGGTTAAAGAAAAATAAGATAACCATAACTTCAGAAGACGAAATTTTAGGTGTTCGAGAACAATTTATTGAAGAAGAACACGAGAAACTTTATGACCATGCTGTTACACTATGTCATAGCCACCATTTAAGATTACATGGTATCTATGGTAAGCGCCCAACACTAATAACAGCAAATAAACAACAACATTGGGTAGAGATACAGAGAAACAAACATGGCATGGTATGATTTTATAACAGGTAACAATAGAGACGTTGAGGAAAAACTCAATCCGTCCCAATTTGTTATTTCAAGAGATCAAGGTCTAGAAGTACTTTCTAGAGAGAATGTTACAAATTACAGAAACGCTTACGAACAATTAGAAGTTGTAAACCGAGCAGTCAACATGATAGTGGATGACGCTGCGGAAATACCTTTTGATGTAGGAGAAGCAGTAACAGGATTAGACAGTGTATATAAAGGAATAAGAAGATCAAAAGTTAACTTATTACTAAATGTACAACCGAACCCATTTCAAGATGTAAGTGCATTTAAGAGAAATCTTATAATTGACTTAATAATTGATGGTAATATATTTATATATTTCGATGGCGCACATCTGTACCATCTTCCAGCAGACCACATGGTTATTCATACTGATGACGACACATATGTTGCAAAGTATACATATGACCACAGCATAGAGTATAGTCCGAATGAGATTATACATATAAAAGAAAACAGTTTCAACTCTATTTATAGAGGAGTACCTAGACTTAAACCTGCATTTAGAACAATGCAATTATTAGGTAGTATGAGAAACTTCCAGGATAACTTCTTCAAAAATGGAGCAGTACCAGGACTAGTACTAAAATCGCCAAACACTCTTTCTGAGAAAATCAAAGAAAGAATGTTATCAGCTTGGGTTGCAAGATACAATCCACAGTCTGGAGGCAGACGTCCACTATTTTTAGATGGTGGATTAGAAGTTGAGAATCTAACTGAAGTAAACTTCAAAGATTTAGACTTCCAAGACGGTATCAAAGCTAATGAGAAAATTATCTTAGAAGCTATAGGAATACCACCAATTTTAATGGATGGCGGGAATAATGCGAACATTCGCCCTAATCACCGTCTTTATTATTTAGAAACCATATTGCCTATTACTAATAAAATAGCATGTGCTTTCGAGAGATTCTTCGGCTTTAAACTGGACGAAGAAGTGTCAGGGATTCCTGCACTTCAACCAGAGTTAAAAGACCAAGCTGCGTATTACGCTACACTTGTGAACACTGGTATATTAACACCGAACGAAGCAAGGGAGGCCTTACGACTTGAGAAGATCGACGGATTCGATACACCGAGAGTTCCTGCAAATATTGCAGGCTCCGCAAGTAACCCAGCAGAAGGAGGACGACCTCCCGAAGATACAGAGGAATAAAAATTATGACAAAAGATATGATGGTAAAAGCACTTTCAAACTTCATCGCCAGCAAAGGCGTTGAAACTATGGGGCTAACCGAATATAAATCGCACGGAAGTGACGTTCCAGTTAAAGACTACATGCTCAGAAGATCATGGGGTTCTTGGGCTAGAGTACTTTCTGCGATGAACAAGCGCTATCCTATCCAAGTAACAGTACCAGTAGTTGCGGAAGTAACAGTCCCAAAAACTAAAACTGTAAAAGGAGGAAAGTAATGTCCGATAAAATCTTTCATTGGGCGTCAACTCTTAAATCTTTAGGAGAGACTGACGACGGTTGCTTAGAAATCAAAGGTTCCGCAAGTACAATCGATTTAGATCGTGCAGGCGACATAATTGAAGCACAAGCATGGACAAAATCAGGCGGATTGGAAAACTTTAAAGGTAATCCAATAATCTTATTTAATCACGACTATAATAAACCTATAGGACGTGCTACTGATTTGGCAGTAACCGATAAAGGCTTAGAGATAACTGCAAAGATATCTAAAGCCGCAGGTGAAGTAAAAGAATTAATTAAAGATGGTGTCCTTGGGGCGTTTTCTGTTGGCTTTAAAGTTAAAGATGCAGAATATATGACTCAAACAGATGGATACAAAATAAAGGACGCGGAACTTTTTGAAGTCTCAGTAGTATCAGTGCCTTGTAATCAAGGGGCAACCTTCTCGATTGCAAAATCATTTGATAATATGGAAGACTATAAGAAATTCCAAAAACAATTTATTACGGCTAACTCAACCGCAGCAGCAGACGCTGTTAAAATTGAGCAGCCAAGCGGGGAGCAATCCCAAAACATGGAGACTAAAATGTCAGAAGAAAAGAAGACTCCTGAAGCAGGCTTTGATCTTGAAGCATTTGCAAAAGATGTAGCAGAAAAAACTGCAACTTCTATTGCTATGAAACAAGCAGAAGCTAAAGCAGCTGAAGAGAAAGCAACAACAGAGGCCGCTGAGAAAGCGATTGAAGTTGAAGTTGAAACTAAAACTGCTCAAGAAGCTAAACAGGAAGAACAAAAAACTGTGATCCAAGCAGGATTATCAGGGGCCGAAAGGCTAATCTCAGATGTTGAGAAAAGAGTTAACGAAAAACAAGAAGATCTTGGTAAAGTAGTTAAAGAACTTGAAGCTCAACTCATAGAGAAATCATCAGAAATCATGAATATTCGTGAGTCAAAAAGACACTTCGGTGATAGAACAGGTGGTGGAGACTGGAGAGAAGAATTTAAAGAAGATTTAATCGACGCTAAATTCGCAGGTCTTGCTACAGGTAAAGGTTGGAATAACGACCATGCAAAATCATTAATGCAAAAAGTTAATGTAATGTCAGGTGTTGAAGTATCAACAGCTGATTTTGAGCAAATCGTTTCAACTAATATTGAAAGAGATATTCAAAATGAGTTAATATTGGCTCCTCTATTCAGAGAAATCCCAATGACCTCAGCTAATATGATTATCCCAATCATGCCAGATAGCGGTTATGCTGAATTTACAGCTAACCAAGTAGCTTCTGGAAGCGCACCGAAAGGTAACTTAGACCCAAGAGGCGATGCATATGATCCAGCTAATGGAGCAGGTGTCGACTTAACGGAAAGAACACTTTCAACTAAAAAATTAATTTCACAGTCATACTTAGGTAATGAAACTGAAGAAGATGCAATCCTACCAATCCTTCCTTTAATTAGAGAATCAATGGTAAGATCTCATGCTAGAGCAATTGAAAACTCATTACTATTGGGTAATCATGCTGACGGTGCTTTTGGTACTGGCGGCGCTGCTTATGAAGGGCTTGTAACAATGGCTGGGGCTAACAAGACCCAATCAGCTACAGCTTTCGCTTCCGACGCTTTAACAGCTGCACAGTTGTTAGGTGCTAGAAAAGCAATGGGTAAATATGGTATCAATCCTTCAGATGTAGTTTATGTCGTCTCTCAGGCGGGATACTACCAGTTACTAGAAGATGCTGAGTTCCAAGATGCTAACCTAGTTGGTAATCAGGCAACTAAGCTTACTGGTGAAATTGGAACTGTATTTGGTTCAAGAGTATTAATGTGTGATGAATTTGCTGCTCCGGCAGTTGGTAAAATGCACGCTCTTGCGGTTAACCCAAGAAACTTTGTAATTCCTCGTTTAAGAGGAGTGACTATTGAGTCCGATTATGAAGTTGCTAACCAAAGAAGAGTTCTTGTAGCTTCACAAAGAATTGGCTTCACCGATCTAATCGATGCGTCAACTTCTTGTCACGTACTACAGTACAAAGCTTCTTAATAGCTTTATAGGTTTTCGTGGGGTTTACCTAAAACCCCACACTTTTTAATTATGGCAGATTTAATAACAGTAAATGAATACAAAGACGCAGAAGGACTCCGAGGGGAGAAGGATGACGATCGTCTATTTGTTATGATACCTTTAGTATCTGATTTAGTTAAGAAGTATTGTGGAATAAGTTTTGTAGACTTTTTCTCCACAGATAAGGTTGAAACTTTTTCAATCAATGACAGTTACACTACCACCATTACAATGAGTGAAAGTCCGTTAACTAACGTTGATATAGTACAAGAAAGACCAGATTATGGAAGTCCTTATGTAACACTTACTACAGGTAACTACGAATATTACGTAGACCAAGAAAGTGATGCAGTTATAAGAACAAACGAGAGTGGTAATCCAATCTCTTGGAAAAAAGGAGTAGGAAGCGTAAAGATTACTTATAACGCAGGCTATTCAACTTGTCCAAGTGATTTAAAACTAGCACTCTTTGACTTAGTAAATTATTACATGAAAGATGAGCATAAAGAAAGAAGAAGTTTAGGCAATGCTCAGATAAGTAACCAAGGAACTTCAGGCATGAAATCAAGTACTGACTTTCCAGACCATATTAAGAGAGTATTAGATTTATATAGAGTTGTAATATGATCAAATTTGTTGAGCAGATGTTGCTAGACGCAATTGACGCCGCAGATTCAAATAAAGTAGATGAAACTTTTGAAACTGAAGTAATGGTAGATAGAGCATACTTAAAAGATCAGATAGAACAAGCTGTTGGTGAATTTTTAACTGGAGCAGCAGTTAGCCCAATGCCCAGTGCAACTGAAATTAAAAATGCAGTAAGTGCATCTTGGAAAAATAACTTTACCCAAGAGATATACATAGCGCATTTTAGTGGTATAGGCGGAAATTTACTTGATATACATTTTATAGCAGGTAATAGAACAAGAATTTTTTTCAAACCTAAAGCATTTGGTAAGAAACCAAGTCAAGGTACGAATTTTAATAAACTATTAAATATCCATAAAAATACTATGGGGTATATAATGGGAAAAGTGTATAAAGGTATACATAAAGAGTTAAAATTTGCTAAAGGGAAAGGCTCTCCAATGTCCCAAAATAAATTTGAAAAGGGCATGAAAAAGACAAAAAGATTTGCTGGGTTACATAGAGGTAAAGATAGAACTACTACTGCAATAGGCGGAAGTATAATGAATTTAAAAGGCGATGAGGATTATCAAGATAGAGGACAGCAAAAGCTAAACGATCTATTAGATGAATCCACCTTTGCTAGAGAGTTTCAAGGAAAAGATTTTAATAAGGCATATGAAGCTGTACATAAAGAATTTACAAAACAGTTTCTAAATCATTATAATATAGCACATTTTTCAGACCTAAGTTTAGAAGATTTTAAGAAAGAATTTAGAGTAAAGATTGATTACGAAGATATTGCAAGAAATCCTTTATCAAAAGAATATGATAAAGCAGCATTAAAAAAATATGTAAGGGAAAAGAATTTAAAGTTAACAAGCCAATTACAGAGAATGTTAACAAAAGCAGGTATTGATCACGAGACTTCTCCCTCTTTTAGACAGTGGGCAACTAAGAATATACCAGCAACCATTGCCAAAAAGATTGAAAAAAGTATAGGCAATAAAAAACTGAAAGTAAGTAAGTCTGGTGGCTTAGATATGAGATTTAAAATAAATCAAAAGATAGTATCTGAGATTGTTAAATTTAAAAAGAGAGAAACGAAAAAAGGTAAAACTAAAGCAGGTAATAAATCTACTAAAAGTACTAAAAGCAGAAGTAGTAGTAGTGGTTTAGCAGCAGCTGGTGCTAAGTATAAAAAAACTGGTAAAAGAACAGTAGACAAAGCAAGTACAGCGCGAAGTCCTTTACATTTACAAGCAATGTTAGAAGCTTTACTACCACAAGTAGTAGCTAGTAAAATGGGACAAGGTGGAGCATTAGTGTATAGAAGTGGTAGATTTGCTAATAGCGTACAACCTGAAGCAGTAATGGTTGGACCAAAAGGTGGTGTACAAGTAGACTATACTTATGATAAGTTTCC